GGGTCTAAAAATTTATCTTCAAGAGTAACCATCTGTCTACAAATTTCATAGAGTTCTTTCTTAAAATCATCTGTCCATATTTCTATGTTCTCTTTGATAAACTCTCTAAACAATTTAGTCATAGCTTCTACATGCATAGATTCATCACGAATAGAATAAGTAACTATCTGACCCATACCTTTCATCTTACCAAATCTAGGAAAGTTTAACAAAATTGCAAAGCTACTAAAGAGTTGTAGTCCTTCTGTAAATGCTGAATAAACTGCTAGAGTTTTAGCTATAGTTTCTTTCTTAGCTTTACTAGGTTTAAAGTTACCAACATAATCATGCTTGTCTGCCATTTCTTCGTAGTCAGCAAATGCTTTATACTCTATTTCTGGCATACCTACTGTATCAAGTAGTAAGCTGTAAGCATGTTGATGTATTGATTCCATGTTAGCAAAAGATGACATCATCATTCTTGCTTCTGGCTTTTTAAATATAGGCATATACTTATCTATATATCCTGATGCTACATCTACATCTGATTGAGTAAACAATCTAAATATTTGTGTAAGTAAATTCTTTTCTTTGTCTGTTAAATCTTGCCAGTCTTTTACATCTGTATGTAATGGTACAGACTCTGGCATCCAATGCATTTGATTTTGTAGCACATAGTAATCAAACATCCATGGATATTCAAATGGTTTATAATAATCTCTATTGCCCAACAAACTCATGTCTACTCTCCCTTAATGCTTTTAAATGTTCTGTTGCTTCTACATATTCTTCAAATAATTTAGCTACTGTATCTACTGTATTAGGATGGTCAGCCACCCCAACTCCTTCTAAAAAATACATTTGAATATTACATAAAGCTTCTTGTTGTTTTGCTTTATATCTATTATACAAAGCATCATATAAAATTTCTACTTTCATGTTACCCCTCACAGGCTATACATTCCACATCATCTAACTTGATTCTTGGAACTTTAATATTTACATTTTCTACATTTCTAGCTGCGTTAGACCTAAAATAGTAGAGTGATTTAAGTTTATTCATACCATACCAATGAACATCATTAACATACTGCATGTATTCATCATGCTTGTCTTGGTCTTCTGTAGCTTTTGGTAAAGTAAAGAATAAGTTTACAGACTGTGCTTGGCATATAAACTGTTGTCTTTGATATGCGTGTTCCACAATCCATATTTGATTTATTTCGTTTGCTGTTTTAAATATTTCTTTTTCATTATCTGTTAATATATCTAAGTGTTGTACTGACCCGTCTTTAGCTGCAATATCTTTCCAAATATTTTCTAACTCTTTAACTTTTAAACTTTTAGATTTTAAAACTTTTTCAAGAAATTTGTTTTTAACTTGATAGCTGCCTGATAAAGTTTTGTGGGTATAGCAATTAGCCCTATAAGGCTCAATAGAAGGGGAAGTGCCACTACATATAATGCCACTACTAGCATTAGGAGCAACAGCAAGGAGATTAGCATTTCGCTTACCTGAACCATGGATGTCAGGAGCTTCACCCCTTTCCCTAGCCAACTCTTTACTTGCTGCCATAGCTCTTGCTTTAATAAAGGTGAATGCTTTATGATTAAAACCAGTTGCGAATATACCTTCAAAAGGTATTCCCCTAGACTGTAAATAAGCGTGAAACCCCATCGCACCCAAGCCGAGACTCCTTTCTCTATATGCCGAATAGGCAGATTTAGTATATCCCTCTTTGCCTTCTCTAACATATTTTTGAAAGCGTTTAAAATTTGCATTATATCCTCCTAACTGTGATGTATCTATTGCGTTTTCTATGTAATGCTCTATGACATTGTCAAGCATTGTTATTAAATCTGATATAAAGTTATCATCTTTTGACCATTTATCAAAGTGTTCTAAATTAACTGAAGACAAGCAACATACTGCAGTCCTTTCTTCATCAGTTGGTAGAGTTATTTCAGAACATAAATTACTTTGTCTAATTTTTAATCCTAAATCTTTTTGTTCTTTAGGTAAAGTTTTATTACATGTATCAATATTAATCATGTAAGGTTCGCCTGTCTCTGCTCTAGCATGTATAATCTGCCACCATAAATCTCTAGCATTGATAACCTTTACAGCTTCATTAGTTTTAGGGTCAATCAATCTCCAGTCTTCATCATTTTTTATTGCATCTAAAAATGCATTTGTTATATTAATACCATTGTGTAAGTTAAGACATTTACGATTAATATCTCCACCAGATTCTTTACGCATATTTATAAACTCTTCAATCTCTGGATGACTTACATCCATGTATGCTGCATAACTTCCTCGTCTTGTAGTGCCTTGATTAAAGGCTAACATCTGAGAATCTACAACATGCATGAATGGAATTGAACCAGTAGAACGACTGCCATGAGTAGTAGAAATACCGTTGCTCCTAATATCGCCCCAATATCCACCAATGCCTCCACCTGAACTTGCCAACCAAATGTTTTCATCGTAGTGATTAGATAAACCGTGGCGACTGTCAGGAACATAATTAAGGAAACAAGAGATAGGTAACCCACGACTCGTTCCCCCGTTACTAAGAATAGGAGTGCTAAACATGAACCAACGAGAGGAACTGTAGTTGTAAAGTCTTTGAGCCAGTTCAAAATCTGTCTCCCCTTTGAAAGTAGCCCCGAAGACCGAGGCTCTTGCGAACGCTTCTTGTGCATGTGTTTCTCCTTCCCAAAAATATCTATCTTTGAGTGTATCTAGACTAAACTTATCAAACTCTTTTTCTTTATCGTAGTCTATTTCAATTCCTAAGTAAGGCTTAGTTCCTATTTTGTCATCAACCATTATTTATTCTCCAAGTCATGTATGTTTAACATAATAATACCATAGTGTAACATTTTTAATAAATCTTTTTTATTCTTACCTTCTTTGTTTCCATATCTTTTTGCATACTTCATAATGTTTCCAATACAAAAACCTTCTCCATGTCCTGCATCTACAATTACATCTGTTGCTTGATACTTATCTGAAGCATAGTGTTGTCCATATGTATCGTATATATATTTTTTTAATTCTACTAATAATTTATCTTCATTAAATTTATATTTCATTGTACTCTATTAATTATATATTCTTAAGTTTCTACTGTCAAGCTCTAATTGTAAAACAATAGATAATTCTGCTAGTAATTCATTAGGTATTGTATCGATACTTTCATTTGGCTGTTTAAGTAAAGAACCTAATTCTATTAGTGCTAATTGTAATGCTTTTTTTGCTTCTTCTAATTCATTCATGTTAAATCCTTTAATGTAATTTCTTTTAATTCTTTTGTTTTTATTAATCTTTTAATTTTTTTAATTATCCATTTCAAAGAAAATGCAGACAACATTAACTTTCTGTTTGCAAAAACATGAGTTTGTTGGGGCATTAATTTATATGCATCTTGAACTGTTAATTTTTTAGCTTCCTCTGGTGGCACTAAAGTTTTTATCCAGTCAACTAAAATAAATAAAGATTTTTTTCTTATTTGTTTTGCTTTTTTTCCATTCATAATATTGTTGAGTCATAATTTTTAACAAGCTTCCAATAGTTTAGTAAGCTGTTAAACATTTCTTTGTGTTTGTAGTGTGATTCATTGTCCCAAATATGAGGTAACACTAAAGTAGTATCTTCTCTGTCTACAAAAATAGATACTCTTTCAGGTTCTTCTATATTACAACCTTGTGCGTAAGCTGAAAGTTGCATACCATGTTCATCATAAACTAAACGGGAAGGGTCTTTACCTTCAAGATTATCTTTTGTTTTAAAGTCAATAAAAATTCCAGATTTAGAATACAAATCTATCTTACCACCATATCCTTCATCAGCACAGAAAGAAGCTTCTGCTATCCATTCTTCATTAGGAAAAGTTTCATCTAACCAAGACTTAATAACTTTGTAAGGTTTGCTTGTTCCTTTACCTAAAAATCCTTTTTCAATTTGGGCGTGTATTTTTGTTCCTCTCTTAGCAGCTTTCATACCTACTTCTCTACCTGCATACTTACACTTGTTTATGTAATCAGGGTCATCTTTATTTAAATTTAAAGATGCTTCTAATGCTTGTGTGATTTTCCAATTTTCTAAAGAAGGTTTAGCTGCTATACCTATAATAGTAGTAACGGAAGGAACAAGTCCTATACTTTTAGCATCTCTTAAAGTAGTATTTCTTTCTTTACCATTAGCACCTATGATAGTATACATAGGCTCTCCGTCATGGTCATACCAATGACCTGCTTCTGATTTGTAATTACTTTTTATTGTCATCTTCTAAATCCTCAAATGTTTTATACACATCTGATGTAAATAATTTTTGTATATTAACTAACCACATACGACTTGCTTTATGGTCTCCACCACTAACAGATTTTTTAAAGTCTAATTTATCTATTAATTGTTTTAACTTTGGTACATCAAAGATAAAAGTACAAAATATATTGTCTCCAATACAAAGATTATGAAACCAATAATCAGCTTCTGTTGTTATAATACCGGAAGGTTTTCCATATGATTCATATTCAATACATATGTTACCAGTCTTCATCCACATACCTCTTTCAGATTTGACTTCTATTTTTTTATCAGTCATCATATCTGCTATTTTGTCTTCCCTTATTTTACCATACTGTAAATCTATGTCAAACTTTTTTCTATCTTTCTTAATGGGTCTCACTCCAATTACCTCCTATTTTATATTCACCTGTTAATGGACATCTCATATTAAAATGAAGTCCTGCATTTCTAATACTTGAAACACCTAATCTGCCTACACAATCTGCTTGTGATTCTTTAACTTGTAACTGCCATTCATCATGAATATTTGCTACAAACTTAGCATCAAAAGTATTTAAGTTTATTAAATCTTGTAAGATACACATAGCTTTTTTCATTACTATTGCTCCTCCTCCTTGTAATAAAGTATTTAAAGAAGCATGTCTATGTCTTACATATATCTTTCTTCCGTCTAAGCCTCTTAAATAGTCTTTTTTAGCTGCTCTTTCAACTCGTTGTTTAAGAGACTTAAGTGCTGGTAAACTACTAAGAAAGCGTTCTCGCAACTTTCTACCTGTTTGTTTGTTTCCACTAATAATCTTTCCAATTTTTTCATCTCCTGCTCCGTATATGAGGGCATAGATGAAAGTCTTTGCCTCATCTCTTGATTTAAGTCCAGCAAATTTTTGGTTAGTTGTGTGAATATCTCCGTTGATAATTTCATTTATATACTCCTTGTCAGCCATATAGTGTGCTAACATTCTTAATTCTAATCCACTTGCATCTATACCTACAAGTTTATATCCTTCTGGAACAGTCCAACAAGCTCTACATTCTAAACCATAAGGACTGTAAACAGCAGGGACTTGAGCCATGTTAGGATTTCTATGTGTCATTCTACCAGTAATTGCACCAGTAGAAATAATACTACCATGAACTTTATTATCTTCATGACAAGCATCTATCCATGATTCTACTTGTGCTGCTCTCTTTTGTAATAAAAGATATTCAGCTATTAATTGAGCTTCGTGAATATGAGTTATCTTATTTAATGTTCCTTCATCTACTATTGGTTGTCCAGTTGGTGTAAATCTATTAGGTTTCCAACCAAAGTCTTTTAAGTACTCTCCTATCTGCTGTCTTGAACCTAAATTAAATTCTTTAAGTTCTTTTCTCATGAAAGGAGTAGTATCATTTGTAAATACTCTTTCTTCATATTCTATGTTAGTAAGTCCTGACTTAGAAAGTTTACCGTCTTTTTTTAATTTAGGTATAACTTCTTTTACATCTACCCATTTAGGCTTGAATGTAGCATGAACTTCATCTTCTACTTCTGCCTTTCTTTTATTTAAAGAACTTAATAATAACATTGCATTCTTTTCATCAAACACAAAACCATTTTCATATTGTTGTTGTAGTATTCTACAGACTTGATGTTCTAATTCAATACACTCTTTAGAAAAACCTACGCTTTCTTTTCGTAAATGATTTAAAACTAATTTATTTAATTTAACATCTCGTAAACAATAGTCTAACATATCATCAGAATAACAATCAAACTCAGGCTGTTCAGCTTTGTGATAATTTAATTTGTAACCCCACTTCTCTAAACTATGACCTCCTTCTCTTGTTGGATGAAATAATCTAGATAAAGTTAAAGTATCTAATATTTTTGTATGTTGGTATAAATCAACACCAGTTAATTTTTTAATTACAGGGACATCAAACCCAATAATATTGTGTCCTATTATTACATCTGCTGACTTTAATAATTCTATACCTTTATCAATTTCATCTTGTTTAAATGAGTAAGAGTTATCGTCTTCATCGACAGCTACCATACACCAGATGTTTTTACTATCTTGATATAGTCCGTCTGTTTCAATATCAAATACTAACTTCATTATTATTTACCTCAAATTCTGAAACATCATCTTCAGATAATCTACCTGTATCTTTATCATAAACTAAAGAACTTGCCATACCTACATCTCCTGTATATCTAGATTTTAATACACGAAGTTTAGTTGTCCTAGCTTCTAACTCATCTTCTGATTGTTGATTTCTTTCTAATGCTATCACACAATCACTTAATTGTCCAATACTATTTGA